AAAATTCAAATAAGTATATGGATTATACCCCATGTCATTAATTCTTAGTATTCTCTTATTTATCTCTTTGGCACTTGCATCCAAAAATGCCAAACGATCCTTTTTCCACTCGTGTCTAAATGGGTAAACCGAAGGAACCTCATGAGTGGTAAACAGATTTTCTTTACGAAGATCCCAGGGATTGTGATTAAAAAGATTTATATGTTCTTTTGGTGCAAGTCTTTGTGTGTAGCATTCATACACAACTCTTTCTTTAGGTCCTAAGGTAATAGCTTTAGAAGCACCCACTGTTTTAGTAATATGAAATTCCTTCATAAAATCTTCTAAAGAAATATCATAGTCATACATCTTAGATACGTTTACTGTGCCCTTTGTAGTAAAAGATATTTCCCATTTATCGTTATCTAAAAACAGAATCCCAAGATCATTACAATACAAAGGATAGATGGGATGTCTATAGTAAGTAAATTCCTCTGGAGGGGGAGGAACTGTGCATTCGAAAATATGTTGTGGATTTTCAATAAACTTCATAAAGAAAGGGATCCGGCACTGTTGAAAAATTAAGCAAAAATCAAAATCAATAATGGTAAAAAGATGCGCCGGATCCCACTATTATATATCAACTTTGATATTAGAATTTCGAAACCACGGTAAAAAAATTCCATATTAATGTGGATATATAATTGAAAAGGAACAACATGGCAAGAACCACTTATACTTTTTATTACATGCACGATCCAGAAAACGAATCTATGGGTTACGTTGGCATGACTACAGAACCAATTCAGAAAAGAACTCGCAGACATATTCAAGAAGCTATGAGTAGAGAACATAGTCCAGAATCTGATAAGAATGTTTGGCTTAGAGAAATTATAGATCGAGGTTTAAAACCCCAAGTTAAGGAATTAGAAATTACCGGATATAGAGATCCAGCACATGCTGGACAAAGAGAAGCATATTGGGTAGCCAAAATGAAAGAAGAAGGTAAATCTTTGACCAATATGACTACCGGGGGATTAGGTACACCGGGATTAAGTATAGAAGTTACAGAAGAACATAAGCTAAAGCTCGGAGAAGCCGCTACTAAGTTTGATAAAGACGAATCTTTAGAAAAGGCTATAAAAATGAGAAAAGAAGGTGCAACCTATAAAAAAATTTACGACAGCTTAGGTATGTCACGTAGCAATTTCTATAAGAAATACAAAGATAAAGTAGCAGAAGCGCTTAAATGATAGGCTATCATGTAGTTTGGGATCCACCAAGAACATCCAGGTGGGAAAGTTGGGAAGTACTGCTGCAAGTACTGTCAGCTGTTATGTGGAAAGAAGCTTTCGGACCTATAAAACTACTTTGTGATGCTAAAACCCTTGAATATTTTAAAAGCATAGGTGTAGACGAACTATATGACGAAATCGATGTGTTCGATAACTCGATGTTAAAAGGTATAGATCCAGATATTTATTTCGCAGCAGCAAAATTATTAGGTATGCTTCAGGTCGAAGACGACCAATGTGCATTTATAGATACAGATTTACTGCTTACACCACCTAAAACCCCTATAGACGAAACAAATGTCTATGTATTTCACAGAGAATATCCAATAGAATCTGTGTATCCAGACCTTTGGGACCGTTGGAAATCCCCAATACCTACAGACAGTGAAACACATGCTATGAATTGTGCTCTTGTGTATTGGCCAAACCGGGAATTAAGACGTAATTATGCTTCCATGGCTTTAAAGTTTATGCGTACTAATGATTACCATGGGATGTATGACAAAAACGTCTTAATGGTTAACGCAGAACAAAGAATGCTCGGATTTTATCTTAAGCATAGAGGAATAATACCAGATTATTACATTAAAGACATTTATATTCCCGATCCACATCATGTATCTTTAAGCTGGGTACATGATGGTTTAGGTACTAACCTCCAAGATCTTAAGAAAGAATTTCTGCACCTTTGGGGCCACAAAAAAGAATTGCGCAACAACAAAATTGAAGCTGCACAGTATACTTTTAGGCTTTATGAATTGTGTGTGAAATACGACGAGCTTAAAATCGATAACATCCTAAAAAAATTAAAAATATGAAAGGAACAGTAGTCCATATAAATGGAGGACTCGGTAAATGTATCGTGTTTACCGGTGTAGCTAAATGCTACAAAGAGCAGAACCCAGACCAAGAACTAATCATCGTTTCAGGATATCCTGAAGTGTTTATCCATAACCCCAATGTAGACGGTAACTACTCGTTTAACACACCGGAACTGTGGACGAGATTTTACGGGAATCCAGAATACGAAGTGCTGGCCCAGGATCCTTATCTGGAAGCGGAGTGGATTAAAAACGAGGAGATACACCTGATGGATATTTGGTGTGATATGTGGGGAATTGATTGTACATGTAATGGGCCAGAGTTATTCTTCTCCGGACCAGAAGTAGATGACCTACAGGCTATGATCCAAACAGATAAACCCCTGGTGGTTGTCCAGAGCACAGGTGGTTCTAATCCAGCAGCCAGATCTTGGACACGTAATCCAAGCAAAGCAGAATTGGAACAGTACTTAGAAAGATACTCCGAGGATAACTACGTGGTCCATCTCTGTACCCCCGATACACCCGTCTTGAATAATGTCCACCAGAGAATAGATTCATTTACCAAAAGACAAGCAGTGTGTTTGGTCTACTACGCTTATGAATTTGTTGGGATAGATTCCTTCGGGCTACACGCCAGAGCAGCAAATCCTGAAGCTGGGGCCACCACAATCTTCCTTCCTCTTGCCGAGTCAAGGATAAGATTAGGCTATGATCGAGAGGATTGGAATTGGCTGGTCCCTACACAAGAAGTCCAGGATCTACTAAAAGATCACACGGACTACTATGCTACGGTATTTAAGCTATCCATAGACAATGCCAGTGAGAATTGTCCAGTTCCAGCCGGAGTAAGATGGTTTGATTTTTAATCTGGTATAGTCTGGGAATCTAAAATACAAAAAGAGATCCAGTCTTCTAAATCTACATTTCCAGAAAGAAATCCTAATCTACATGCTCCTTTATAGTTAGTAGTATCGTAGATGTAAGTGACCTGTTCTGGATCTGTTTTTATTCTCCAATCTCCGGCTACAGGAATATACTCATCCGACTGAGAATCGTAGGTCCAGCCTGTTGCTATTAAATAGTTATTTACTTCTTGTTGTGTCATGATATTATGAAGTTAATGGACAGTTGGATGCTAAAGTAGCTACTTCAGTGCCAGAAAGTACTCTTCTCCAAATGCTGTAGTCGTCTATTTGACCATTTAGGTAAGCAGTTCCGTCAGGAGCTCTACCAATCTCAGGAGCGACTCCAGCTCTGTAAACTGTTTCTGGAGCACTCCAGCTAAGTGTTCCGAGAAGTGTACCATCCCAATATAGCTTTATAGTAGTACCATTCATAGTAGCAGCGAAGTGATACCAAGTTCCTGCTGAAGAAGTAGGCTTAGTAAAGGCTAAGTTATCGAATCCAACACTGGCTAAGATAAAAGTAGTGCTGTGGTTAACTCTAAATCTAACCCCCTTATAAGGATTACTATAATTGAAGGTATCAAATATACTGTGGACTCCCACTACGTCATACTTAATCCACGTAGACATACTCCATGAAGTAGCTGTGGTTTGAGGCTGTAGATATTGGTAACTTGGAATTGACACGTATTGGGTACTTCCATTCAAATCTATTGATTGCCCAAATTTTCCAGCTACGTAAGTAGGAGAGCCGTATTCAGTTCCTGTTCTGGCGTTACCTGAAGAATCATTTACATTTCCATCGAACTTATAATAAGCTTCTAAGTTAGTCGTAGAAATAAGTGGAGAAGCACAAGCTGGAGCGGCGGGTCCTCTTTTAATATTTGTGGTATTAAGATTTAGGTTCAACATGAGCGTTTATCTATTAGTAAAGTGCGTAAGCAGTACCTGCAGAAACTGAAGTTACATTGCTAACTCTGATTGGCTGGTAACCAGCAGGAAGGGAAACAGTCAATGTCTGTCCACCTGCAGTAGTCATAGCTACGTTTGCTGCATCTGTTAGCAACAAAGAATAGGTGGCAACACCACTAATACTTCCAGAGGTCGCTCCAGGAGTTATGACCTCAATATTTTGTGCTGAAGCATACTGAAGTGCCTGAGCCATTGCCTGAGTATAACTAACTGAATCCCAAGTTTGTAGTGAATCTGGTGAAGTTATCATAGTTCTTTTTTTTTATTTTATTATTTATTTTAAAAGTATTGTATTACTCTTACTAATCCTCTGACACCTACAGTACCGTTAGTAGCTCCTGAGGTAATCCTGGAGTTTCCACCTTGACCACCTCGGCCTATATCGGTTAAATCTATACCACATACTGTACGTGGAGTAGAAGATGCCGAAGCTGTACCAGCAGACGAAGGGTACATGAAAGAACCTCCACCACCACCTGCTCTTGTAGTATATGGATTAGAGCAATTAGTTGGACTTAGGGCGTTAAGTGTAAAGGGGTAACACCTGTACCAAGCCTGGCCACCATCATTACCATCTGCATAAGAACCGGCTCCTCCTTCACATTTTGATCCACCGTTTGGATAACTGGGGCTTGGATATGGTCCATAAGTTGGGTAGAGATCAGCACCACCATAGCCACCTTTACCTCCTCCAGCATAAACATCACATCCTGATGCTGTACACCAGCGGGAAGCACCTCCAGAACCTGCTTGAGCAGATGATGGTGCTCCACCTTGACCCACAATAACACAAGCTGTCGAATCTACAGAACAAGCGGCAAAAGTTTGTTGGCTAATACCGCCACCGCCACCGCCGGCTCCACCAAGAACTACTGCTCCATTTATAGCATAACTACCATTAATTCCGTTACCTCCGCCACCGCCGCCTCCGATGGATATAACCTCAACATAAACAGCATCAGAGCATTTAGTCCAAGTACCGTTAGATGTAAAGTCTTGTACAATTTTACTACCAGGAGAAGCTGTTCCTCCTGTAGCTGATGTTGGTAATCCGAATCCTCCAAATAGTGCCATATTATGCAAAGTTTAGTGCTGCAACTCCGTAGTAGTCAGTGCCATCATAAGTTAAGCTTATAACGTCTATTTCACCAACCCCTGTAGAAAGTATTGGGGTGAATCCACCTGGCCATTTGATATTAGCTGGCCAAGTAACTGTTCTACTACCAGTAACAGCATCTTGTATAATTTTTATTGAATAATTAGCTCCTGCTATAGGATTAGAAAGGGTTAACGTTGTAGTTGCAACACCCAATGTCATAGACTGGTTGTTACCGTTATCCCAATCTACAGTTTGTGAAGCTATTGAAGTTCCAATGGAATGGAATTTAGAAGCTCCTTGTCCATAAGCGATCAGATGGTTAACGTGGGTAGTATCGTCTTTTTCTGAAACTAAACCTGTTCCAATTGCTGCCGCTCCGTTGTGGGTTACACAAGTGTTATAGCCAAGTGCAATACCACATGCTGCATTAGTTACGAAAGCACTTCTACCTATAGCTACTGCATCTTGTGAATTAGAAGCTCCTCCCGCTCCCCAACCCCCAAGGGTTGTAGCGAATTGGGAAGAAGCCATTCCAAATCCCATATTTATAGCATATCCTGATGATTGAGTGTTATAACCAATAGCGATCCCTAATTCTCCGTTGGCAAAAACCCCTCTTCCGATAGCTATACCTGAGGCGTTATTAGAACAAGCATTAGCCCCGATCGATATAGCACCAAATCTTCCAGCGTAAGCATTATGACCTATAGCAATCATATCACAACCGTTACTACCAGTAGTGATAGCGTTAGTACCGATTGCTATATTATCTCCGTCATCACCGGGACCTCCACCAGTTACACAGATTATTGATCCTTTACCGATAGCGATATTACCTGATGGAACAGAAGTTGCACAAGTGGTGTGTACCACTTCAATATCATTACCAATGATTACGTTGTTCGTAAAACATTGAGTAGGTGAATTACTGTAACCTATAATAATGTTGCAATCTCCACCTTGTAAGATGTTACTCTTACCAATCATGGTACTGTAGGTAGTGTTAAGATTACAAGAAGCATCACCGATTGTGATATTGTAACCTGCACCGGTATTATATGCATTGGTCCCCATTGTGATCGAGGAGCTACCAACAGCACAAGCATTAGTACCGATAGAGATAACATTACCTGAACCAGATCCTCGAGCTCCTCCACCTATATGAACTCCGCCTTCGTGAGCTACAGAATTAGCACCAATTGCTATACCTTGAGCACCTTGTTTAGCATCGGCGTTACATCCGATAGCAATCGTTTCTCTACCGTTGGATTTTGATGCTGGCCCGATAGCTATACCACCTCTGTTGGTATCCCCATAAGCGTTACAAGCGTTAGCAGCTGATCCGATGGCTATAGCATTACCACCACAGACTGTAGTAGCATTGTAACCTATTGATAAGTTGTACTGTCCTCCAGTAACACCCGCTGTTGCTCCGATAGAATCAGAAACCAAAGAAGAGATACCTACTTCGGTAATAGGTGAGGTAGACCCTGCTGGGCTAATACCCGAAGTACCTGAGGAACCTGATGAACCTGATGTTCCAGATGAACCTGAGCTACCTGATGTACCTGATGAACCTGAGCTACCTGATGTACCTGATGAACCTGAACTTCCCGATGTGCCCGAAGAACCTGATGAACCTGAAGTACCAGATGAACCTGAGCTACCTGATGTTCCCGAAGTTCCCGCTTCTCCAGGATTAGAAGCTAATATTGCTTCGTAACCAGAAATCCCAGTTGCTCCAGTTCCACCTATTATTGTAGTGAAAGTCCAATTATCTGTTGGAGACGAAGGAGGTATATCTAAATTTGCTAATACCCAATCAGTGAGTAAATTTCCACTTCCACTGTCATCTTGAATTTTCCAAACTTGACCACTTGCTGTAGTATCGTATGCGCCAAATAAAAATCCAGACAGAGGGGAAACTGTAAATGTGCTTCCTGGTGTTGTTGGTATAGTAGTAGGACTTGGATCTAAGAAGAATCTGTATGCAGCAGCTGGACCAGTTGCTCCGTTAACTCCTGAAGTTCCAGAGGTACCGCTTGTTCCGTCGTTACCGTTATAAGCGATTTGACTTACATTGACCCAAGCAGAAGCAGAGTTTGGAATACCTGAACCAGTCTTAGCGTCTAAAGTAACTGCAAGGTTTGTAGTCTGCCAATAAATTTCTATGGTGTCACCATCATTCAGTGCTTGACCGAAAAATTCAAAACTAATCAATCTCTCTGTTGCTACACCCGCAGACTTACGTGCTGCAATTGACATGGTGTGAGCAGAGTTTGGAAAATCAACACCGTTATACTTTAACCAGAAGGTAATATCTTGAGCACTTCCGTCAAGATTGGAAGCGAGAGCGTTAACTACCAATTTGTAGTAACCTGCTTTAGAGATAGTTATAGTACCTGCTGATTGAGTAATCCCGTTATTGATCGAGGTAGAGTTAAGAGTAACTTTGGTTGGTGTGTTTATGATAGATACTGACTGATCTGCGGTAGAATAGAATGAACCAAAATATCCAGTAGCACCACCAGCACCGTCTACACCTGAAGTACCCGAACTACCAGCAGCACCGTCTGCTCCGGTTGCACCTTGTGCCCCGTTAACTCCTGATGTTCCAGAAGTACCTTGTAAGGCAACGACTGCACCAGTATCTTTGGTAACATAGAAGTTGTCGTCTGTTTTAGCCCATAATGTTGAATAACCACTTGGTGGAGTGGAAGGTCCGGTGGCGGACTGTAGCATTCTTATACTGGCGTTACTCATATCGTTGTGTTTCTTATTTAAATATGTTAAACCCTTACTTTTCTGGGTTTTTATTGTTTAATTCTTTGTAGATTTTAATTCCCGTAAGAAGAATCATTAGAACAGAAAGCGTTATCTTTAAAAACATATCTATACTTAGGGATGTTATCCCTAAAACCATAAGGTTGGCGGGGATAAGTTTTTCTTGG